TTGTGCCATAAGTAGAAATCAATCTACTCTTGATGGCTTCTCTTGCTGCGATTATTTGGGAATTATCTGCTCCCGGTAGAGATCCGGTTATCGTCAAAGAAACTTGATATTCGACTGGTGGAATATATTCAGGAAGAATCGAAACCACGGACTTATTCTTGAGAACAGAAAGTATTTGATTGATTTCTTCTGTTTGGGTAAAGTCAAGATTGTCTGTCAAGTTCAAATCAATAAGGCTCACGAAAACTCTTCCGTAGACAGGAGGAGTCGCTTCTTCTCCACCGAAAACTTTGTATGTGAAGTCAGGATTGCTATTTCCGGAACCATAACCGAGCTCGTTTAGCATTGCGTAGTAATCGCCTTTTGTCACAAGACGATTTTGTTTTGCGAATGATTTCGGAGCAAAGAATCGAATTTCATCGAGATTCGGGGTGGAGACACCGTTTTTGCTAGGATACAATACGGTGGTCAAAGTGGTCGGTGTTCCTACCGATAGATTGGATCCGTCAGAAACAAACTGGAAGCTTGATATCTGGTTTGCATCTTCTCCTGAAGATGTCAGATAGGAAACATAAACTTTGTTTCCCTGCTCGATCATTTTTCCTGTGTTTGCAGAGCTTATGTCACTGGATGTTTGTTTTCCGAAATTTACCCTGTATCCAGTCTTGGTTCTCTCAACAAAGAATATTTCCGTGTTCGGTCCCACAATAGAATCTGGATTGTTCAGGAAGTTTAGCCATTCATTATATGGTTCACCTTCTGATTCCTGTACTTCGATTATTATGGTTCTTGGGTCGATTCTCTCGCCTTCTAGAACAAAACTCTGTGTTGTGGTATTCACAGTTACCAGTTGGCGTTTGGTGACAGTTCGTCCTTCAAAAATATCAAAGTATTCAGTTTGTCCGACACCATTGTTATTCGATATGGTGACTGGTTTGATCGTATAGAAAAAGTATGGTCTACCAGAAACCGAAAATCCCTTGAAAATCGAGAATCGGGATAAAGTTGTAGATGATACTGTTAGATTCGACAAGCGAATCGAGGACCTTGATGAATAATATTTTGGAACAACATATCCTAGAGGCTTGGTTAGAGAAATCATTGAATTCTCTAGTTTTGCCGTATCTAAGAACATCTCATTTGAGATCATATTTGCATAATAGCCATAATAAAAGGTGTTATATGCCAATAGATCGATTATGGTTCTTATTGCCGATCCCTCAAAATCGTAATCGGTGAGGGTGTTCTGTCCCTTCAAATAATCAACGAGGGATTGTCTTATTCCTTCAAAGCTTAGATCTGAGATGTTTATGTTTTCGGCCATTTATGCCTCGGTGACTACTATTGAAAGGTTTTGTGTGGTGGTCTGGGTCAAATCTTCGGAAAGTCTATACCTGATATTTATTTCGATAGAGTTCCCTGCTTTTTTGATTATTGTGATGTCATTTGAATTGACTTTTACTCTAGGTTCATACAAATTGATTGCAGATGCTATTTTTGTCTTCATCGCTATGAATGTATCTACCGTGTCATTTTCCCAAAAATATGCATAAATACCAAATCCAAAATCAGAAAATGGCCTCTCTCCCGGGGAAGTCAAAACGATATTTTTTATCGATTGTGAAATGGACGGAAGCCCATTTCTGGTCTTCAGATCGTTGGTCAGATCGTTTTTGCCGAATCCTAAATCGACATCCTTGAATTTTTTTAGATCTGGTTTGTATTGCATATGTTAATTCCTTCTTTGCTCCCCTACACCGCCCTCTCTGGATAGAGTCAAAGTCATCATATGGTATGCACGGTTGAAGAATCTGTTAATCGTGGTCACAAGCCATTTTCCACGGAATCTCTTGTTTTGAACATTTCGGCTTTCTACACTAATAATCTGGCCAGCCTTAATATCCAAATCTCCCGGAACCGTAATACTTATCTTATTTGAATTCAACAGTGCCATCTGAGCGGTTCTGAGCAGAGGCGCAGCAAGAGGTGTTCCCCAGAAAGTTGAATATGTCCTGTTATACTTCATGTAATCCGGGAATCTTCTGCCGATATTTGGACAACTACAATTGTACGGGCTATCTGGTTTATCCCATACACACCCTAACCATTGTTCTCCAAGATTTTTCTTGATTAACTCACATTCCGAGAGTTCTTTCTCAAGAATCTCAAGCTCAAGAGAAGATGGTTCTGGACCATAAGAACCGGTCGGGGCAAAGGTCACACCAAAGAATCGGCTGTCAACAATATCCATGAGGTCTGGACGAAGAACGGCATCTGGTGGCATTCCAGTGCTTCCAATAAGATAGCTGGACATGAGCTTGCCTTTGTTTCCAGATGCTCCTTGGCAGGGACAGTTGCATAGAGGATCGTTCGCCGGACAGCCCTCAATGCCCGGGAAGCCCTCTGGATTCATGCAGGGATAGCCCTTGCAAGAGCCCCCTTGTTTGGAGAGAACTACGAATTGACCGGCAAAATTGTTGTCAAAAATGGTGTTCTGGAACCAGTCGATGAGTTTGTTTGAAACCCATCTCTGATATTCCTGAATCTCCTCGATCTGCCCACCGACTCCTCCTATGAGCGAAAGAAGGGAAGGCATAGAGTCTGAGCTCAACGAGACTAATCCATATTGGGTCTTTCTGGACATATCCCAGCGATGAACAACATTGTAGTCTTTGTAGTTCTTTTCTCCACTGAAACCATATGTTTCAAGATCGAAACTCATGGTCACGCCCGCCGATCCACCCGGCAAGAATTTACCCCATATCAATGTTCCGATAGGATATGATATGACAGGGTAATTTTTTCCTCCAACAGCCGATGTTATTCCCTTAAGTTCACCTTCTCCAGACGCTCCTTGTGTTGGACCAATTCCAACTATATGGGGGAATTCTGCGAATCTATAAACATAGTTTGATGGATCTCTGGGAAGAATTAATGCCGGATTTCCAGACATACCAGATGCCCCGGACATTCCCGGAATAAGAACCGTGTCGAAATCTCCAAGCGAAGCCGATGATTCTAGTATATCCTCAGCAATGGTCGCTGCGACATTTGATGGGAATGCTCCCGTGATTATCTGCTCTGTATCGGGCTGGAGGAACAATGGCCACGGCGGATCTTCCGAACATCCACCCGAGCATCCATCCCCTGTCCATGTCACTGGTTCGGCAACAATAGAATTGTTGTCGTAGAACGCAACGCCTTGATATGTGATTCCTGATTCTACATTCGGGACCAATGAACCACCAGATGTTCCAAGAACATCCCATCTATTATAGAAAGTTGCTACCGCAATTGGGGGAAGGGAAACCCAAAGATCCCACCAAGTTTTCGCTGGCAATGATCTTTCAAGTCTGGATGCCATGAAAACATCTTGAATTCCATTCGGAACGAAAAGATCGGCAATTCCGTCCTTTGGCTTATAGAACAAGGAATTTTGTGATGTCTTTAGCCAAGATGATGATGTAGAAAATGGTTCTATAAAATTGAATGGGGCTCCTTCGTCAGGATAAATTGTATCTCCATCTGAGTCTCTAAAAGCAAAAAGTCTTTCTCCATCGGTGTACATCAAGTTCATTCCAGCAAAATCGTCTCTATTTTTAATTTTCTTAACTGCAAGATCGAAGCCATATGGATCTTGACCGATTACCGAAATATTGGTTCTTGCAGATTGACTACCGAAAGGACCAGCAGTGGCAAGAACAATGTATGGGAGGAAATATTCACTTCCATAAGTGTCATTAAATCCTTCCGGAAAGTCTTTTAGTGTTTCCTGCCCGATGGGGGTCTTGAATTCTACTCTGATATAACTTTCTTCGCCTTCTAAAAGCATATGAGGAGGATAACCAGTTGTCCCCCTAAAATCAAGAACATCGTTAAAGAAACTTGAAGATTTTTTGTAATCAACATAACTGAAAGTCTTGCCCAATTCATCTGCTGCCCACGGATGGTATAATTTCACATCAGATGAAGGGAATGCGGAAGTTATTCTTATTCTACATCCATCACAATTTTTAGACAGTTGAGTAAATGCATAATCTTTTATTTTTGCGGACATGGTTAGAATGTCCGCAGTTTCTCCGTTTGCAAATGTTTCGAAATGCATTCTCATGGGAAGCACTATTTCATCACAAGAACAATCACCTTCAAAACATGGCGGTTTGCGGTTGAGACATGGTGGTTTTATCAAAGTTATTTCATAATTGACAAGCCAGTTTCGATACCAAATCGGTCCCTTTGCTTTTTCATTCTGTGCTTCTGAGTATGGAAAATTTGCAAATGGTGATTCGAATGATTCCCAGAAATCAGATTTTTTTATTGTTCTACTATAATATCTGTCATAATATGGATAAGCTCCAGTATCTCCAAGTTTAGTGACATCTATACCAGGAGCATAGGGAGATGTTATCGGTACTGAATCTTCACTAGTACTATTTACATCTCTTTGAATATCATAAGGATACCATTCTGTTCCACCGCATCCTCCATAAGGCTCATTAATCTTCAACGGATATCCTGAAGTTCCACCTATTGATTTTCTGACGGCAAATGGTGCATATTTGCTTGTCGCTATTTTTCTGCGCGTAATACTCTTAATATTGAATAAATTATTTCCTGATTTCAAGAACGAGAAATCAATGTCTCGCGAGAAGAAGAAAGCCTTTCTGGACCAATAGGTGCTATACAAAGAAAGGAACTCTGCCTTGAGTGCCTTTAGTTTCTCAATCATCGGATCGATCTGTGCGATGATTTGCTCTTCGTGTCCACTCAGAGCATCGTGAGCACCGACCACGAAATCAACTTTCGCTTTTACTGTTTCAGGATATTCAGTCGGGCACAAGCAATAACCAGTGCAGCCAGCAGTCAAGCATGTATCATTTCGGTCAACATACGCTGCGGTATATCCAGCCAAAGCCGATTGATACTTTTGCTTTCTTATGTTTCGAGTAGCGATATTGGTTTCCAATATCTGCTTCAATTTCTCATGTCTCTTGATTTCCAGATCAAAACGATAAGTCACGAAATTGTCAGGATTCTGTTCAAGATTGAAGAACTCACCCATGCTTAGATTGTATGGGGATTCATTCAAATTATAGCTCAAAGTCATTCCGCTTCGAGTCCATTCATTTTGGAAGGTCTGAACAATCGGATTTCCTTGTTCATCGGTCAAGGTGGTCCCGTCTGCACTATAACCGAATCCTGTAAATCCGACACCGACTTTTGCTGCATCGAAGTTTATGGTATCCGTGAAGGACCCTGCTGCCACTATTTCATAATTTGAAAGAGCCCCGTCGTTTCTTAGATTGAAAGACTTTTCAAATCTTGGATCGGAGAAACCACTGAATCCCGACACTGCTCCAGATGCACCGGATGCACCTTCTATAACAACACCTTTAGAGTCCACATCGCCCGCACAACAGATAGAGCATTTATAAACTTTCCACTTTTCTTTGAGGTTCTTTTTCTTGGCGTATTCTTCTTTTTTCTTTTTCAGGGGCTTTTTGATCTTTTCCTGAATTATCTTCAGTTCTTCTCCCCGCATGTCGGTGATGTCAAACTGAGTTTGCCACAATTCCTCTTCATCCCTGTTGGAATATTCGTATCCCTTATACTCCCAAGCAACCTTCTTTTCCTTATTGAAAAAGTTGGGGGAGAAGTAACCATATTTGGTATCGGCTATAAGATTCTGTCCGACATTCTGAATAAATTTATTCGGTTCACTTCCCATTTGAGCATAAACTTTTGGCTCACCTTCAATCTTTTGCCATCTTGTTCCATCTTCGAAATAATCATAGTAAATATCTTGATAAATGTGTCCACCCTGAACATCAAGATATCTGGCATATGGATCTTCTCCATATTTTGGCTCCACGAATGTATACAGTGAACCGAATGCATATGATCTCAGCAAATCAAAGAAATCTGTCTCTTCATAAGAAGAGACATGAATTTCATCATCTGAACCAGACTCCAAGCTTCTGATCGAGTCTCCTCTGTTCATCACGGGAGAGATGTAATATGTTTTGATTTCTTCTTTCTTTTGAGTTTTATATTCTGTGATTATACTCTCGACTGATCTAAAATTCCAGTTTTCAAGATTTTGCCAAAAGAAAAAATTGACAGCATTGTTATTTGTGCCGTCAACGGCATTTTCTGCCAACAACTGCATCATCTGAGACAGTCTCGGTGGCTTTATGAACTTTCCCCAAGGGTAAAAATTATGACTCTTTTTCAACCACACCCAGTTTGCCGTATTGTCTGCTATGAGCGGAAGAGATTTTACTCCAGCCGAACCGCCTTGGCTCGTTGTCAATGCACCCATTCTATCGATCAGGTATTGAACCATTCCTTTATTGTCACCGCTTGCTCCACCACTTCTTTGCTGTTCTTCTTCGCTCGGTGCATAAGAAATCTTCATCACCTTATCATCATCCATGAAATCAAAGAAATTGTAATTTAGCAAATAATGTTCTTTGGAAGCCAATTTCAAACTGATAAGACGAGCAATATTCACTTTTCCTATCTGGATCTCGGCTTCACTTGTTTCTTGAGAGAAAGCATAAATCGAAAGATCTACAACTAGGATCTTTGATTCGCTCATTCCATATTCATTTTCACCAACCTGCTCAAGAGTAACACGAAGAGTGTCATAATTTCCTATCGAAATGTTTAACTCTTCAATTGTGGTAGAATAGTCTCGAATGACAGCTTCTCCCTCAAGAGAAGGAGAAAACATACTTTCCTTGATTGTTAACGATACCAAATCTGTATCTGAATCCCCAGCCCCATATTGACTCAATTTTTTGATGTCACCGGTGTTGAGATTGACAAGCTCAGTTTTTACTATACGAAAAGGTTTTACTCTCATTCAAACACTGCCTTCTGATTTTCTATCGATGATATAGTTGCCGTTAGAACCTGATTGACTTTTGTTTTTGGAATCACTGTCAGATTTCTTTTGAAAGTCCACTCATTCTCTTTATTTTGCTTGAAGGTGATAATTTTGTAGTTGTTCGGCAAAGAATCGTTTATATACTTCCAAAGAATGGTATCGGTGTACAATGAAAGATCAGTGACTGTATCATCTATTATTTCACCATTTATGGAATAATATGGAGAAACCCCTCCGTAATAACCACTCAAATCATCTTTCTTTTCAAAAACAAACACCGACTCCAATTTTTGAGCTATTTTCAAAATTGTCTGATATTCTTCACCATTCGGTGTGTTTATAACATCGTAACGAAGTCCATTTTTTCTTAATACTATTATTTCATCGTCTTTCTTGAGTTGGCCTTCTGCTATATTGACATCAAATGTCCTGTAGAAAGAATCGAATGCTGTCACAACTCCAAAATTCGTCCTGTCAAAATTCACATCCTCTCCCGGAAGATATTTACAGACCAAATCTCCAACCTCTATATCCATGATATATTTGCTGTAAATTATAAATTCTGAATTGACTTCGTACTGTTCCTCTTCCCAGCCAGAATATGACAGTGGCCAGTCCTTATAGTAATCTATTATGTCATTTGTGAGCAGAAGAGTCCAGAACAGATTAGGGTCTGAATAGAATTCTTTTGCTACATTATCTGGACTTTTTGCATCTTCGATCATAAACTTATTTGAATTTGGATCGAATTCTTCGCTAATCGCTATATTTGGACGAATAAAAATATTTTTGGTAGACAAAAATTTTCCGTCAGGGAACTGGTAATCGAGTGAAGGTACTAAGCTAAAGTATTTCATACCCCGAATACCTCCGCTGTTGTAGCTACATTTCCGCCAACATTGACCACAGGTTCGATTTCAGCTAATACCATATTTACACCAACTCTTGCAGGTGAGGTGTTATTTGAATCTATAGAGATGTAATCTAATGCTGATGAGTTAAATGCCGTCATCGTACATGGTTGTGGCTGGAAGAGCCAATTGTTTGTGACATCTGTAAACCCACTGTTCATTATTTGTATTCTGAATACAGATGGGGTGCTCAATGTCCCATTGTTCAAAACCGCAGGCATGCAGTGAGAGTGCATGTTCCTGCAAAATTGTGTTATAACATCAAAATCTGCGTTTGTAAAAGCAAACAATTCGAAGGAGAATGAATATGCTCTTTTCTTCATTCCCTTGTATTGAATAGCCGAAAGGTCCTTCGGTATGTTCGCTCCGCCTGCAATATAGCCCGCTGCTCTGCCAGTTTCGGTATCATATCCAACATCATTCATAATACCACCCATGGCATAAAATATGGTGTCTCCAAACACCATTCTTGCCTTATCACCCACCGATGAAGTTTGCCAAAATTTGGCCTCATCTAGGTTTGCCGAATGGGTTCCAAGTCCAAGACCTACTTTTGGGGCAGGTAGAACATATTGGTTCCCGTTAATTTCATCCAGAGTTATATTTCTCCACTTTCCTTCCCCTCCATTCAGGGCAGAGGTGTCCTGTTGGGTAAGGACTAAATAAAGCGGAGTAGCCGTTTCTGGGTATCTGTTAAGACTAGGCGGTACTAGCATTGGTGTTTTATGCCTTATAAGACTCGTTTTTATCCAAAAAACCCATCAAAATATGTAGGCGACCCGAATAAGATAATATGTAGATCGCTTTGGGAGCGAAAATTCTGTAAATATCTGGATGAGAACCAGTCTATAGTGCGGTGGGCAAGCGAGGAATTGAGCGTTCCATACTATTGTCCGGTAAAGAAAAGACCTTGTATGTACTACCCAGATTTTCTATTCGAGGCGATAGAGCATGGTCAGGTCAAGACCTATGTTGTCGAGATCAAACCGAAGAAGCAGACCGCCCCGCCAGAAAATAGGCGAAAAAAGAGTTATGCCATGGAGATGGCCACCTACATGATAAATACTACTAAATGGGAATCTGCTACTAAATTATGTGAAGAACAAGGGTGGCATTTCAAGATTCTCACCGAAGAGGATCTTCACATTACATGAGCAATATTCAATCACTCATCACAGAAATAGGAAAAGGTGGATACCAAGACGCTTCCAGATATTCTATAGTATTTGAAATAGGTGGAAATACTCAATATAAAATTCCACCGGAAAGAGTCGTTGGACTGGATTTACCCGGACCAAAATATGAATTTATCAATTGTAATTATTGGTTAGGAAATCAATTCTTCAGAATGCCTGTTGGTTTGAAATTCGAAGAACAATTAATCGCACAAGTTATAGTACCTGAAGTAGAATCAAACGATTTTTTCAATTTCTTAAAAAATTATACAAACACAAATTTCAACCAATTAAATAGAGGCAGACTATTCGAAGATGCCTCTGCTACATCAGTAAATTCTTTTTCTTGGAAAAGAAATAATTTTGGCACAAACATAAGGGTACAGGCATACGACCGCAAAGGTAATGTTGTAGGGTCTTACAATTATGGTGGTTGTTACTTGGAAAAGATACTACCATTCAGATTCGCAGCCGATAAGAGTGAACCGCAAACCATGACTTTATCTTTCCTTGTAGGAGGGATGTACAGACAGTTATAATAAAGGATGAAAATGATTACAGAATTGTTGAAAAAGAGTTTTCCGTCATATGAAGTACAATTACCGATAAGTGGGAAAAAGCACAAATTCAGACCCATGACCGTGAAGGAAGAAAAAATCCTTCTACTGGCACAAAAATCGAATTCTGGTATGGAAATGGCAAAAGCCATAGCCCAGATTCTTGAAAATTGCTTTGAAGACATCCCGAATCCGGAAAAAATGCCTATAGCCGATGTAGAAAAGGCTTTTCTTTATCTTCGTGGAAAATCAATCGGAGAAGAGGCATCTTTTACGATGATATGCCCGGAAACAAAAGAAGCGATTGATATGACTTTAAATCTTGAGAATTTTGACCTTGATAAACCCAAACACAGGTCAAATAAGATAAAGCTGTCTGATGATATGCTTCTCTTGTTGCAAGAACCAACCTTTGAATATTTGTTGCAGGATGAAGATCCCGAAGGGGATGAAATTCGATCTATTTTCAAGAATTGTTTCCTTGAACTTCAGACTTCAGGTAATGTTTTCCCCAAAACAGATATCTCAAACGAAGAACTTTTGAGTTTTTATGATCTGATGACATCCAAGCAACTGGATGAATTTAAGAAATTCGTTAATTCTATCCCAAGAATGAAAAAGACCATCAATTACACCACAAAAGATGGGATGGAGAGATCAGTAACTCTCATGGGAATAGAAAGTTTTTTCGCATTTGCCTCAGCCACATAAGTATTGGAGAGTTTTATAGATTAAACTTCTTGCTACTACACATTCATAAATGGTCTCTGTCAGATGTAGAGGCCATGATACCGTGGGAGAGAGAAGTTTATGTGGCACAACTGAGGCAGCATTTGGAAGAACAGGCAAAAGAAAGAGAAAGCAACAGATGAAAGCAAAAAATACGAAATTCGACTGGAAAAATAAGACAAAAAGTTCCATGCTTTCCAAGAATGTGTTCTTCGGAAAGGAACCTGGAGTCGAAAAGGGTAAGTTTCCCCGAATTTCGTCAATCGCTAATCTTGACTTTGTTCAATTGACACCCGAAACTCCCAAGATACCCAGATTTTATAAGGGAGGAAGCTTCAATGTTACTCAACCCACGCTTTTTATGGCTGGGGACTCACCAAATGTCAATATCGGTCAACCCGAAAGAGTCACCGTAGACAAAAACCCGAATCAGATGGTGGCTTCGACCAATAAATTGACAATCAGTCAAGAAAAATTCAGGGAAAGGGGCACCATGGGTGCTCCATGTCCTCCCACCCCCGGGGCAATGAGTGCAAATCCCGGAGGTGGGGGACGCGATATGGGCGGAGCAGGAGGCAGAGTCACCGTAAAAGGCATGACCACCTTCGAAAAGGTGGCCATGGAAACGGCATTCCTGCCGATTTGGAGAAGTTTTAACGCCTGATTACTCGTTGGCGAGCTTCTCGAAGTAAGACATCGAATCCATCTCCTCCTCGGGCTCAGGAGTCGGATCGGCCTTCTTCTTGGGAGCCGCAGAGGGGCGTGGAGCCTGTTCAAGCTCCTCGTCCTCCACGGTACGGTCATCCGTCGAAGTCTCGCGGATGTCGCTTCCAATGACATCCTTGGCCTTCTTGGAAAGAACCTCGTAAGCCTTGAAGTTCTTGGGATCGCTGAACTCCGCAAGAGCATACTGCTTCTTCCACAGAGCCTCAAGCTTCTTGTCATCTCCCTCAAACAGAGCAGATGCCGAATCAAACTCCGACTTGTCGTAGTTGATGTAACCGGCAACAGTGCGAATCTTCATACGGAAGTTAGCACCCTGCCAGAAATCGAACGGATTCACCGGCTTCTCATCAGGGAAAGCGGGCTTCATCGTTTCCTGAATCTTGTCAAAGATCTTCTTACCGTACTTGAAGAGGAAGACCTTGCCATCGTTCTGAGGATTCGCCGGGTCTGAGATGACCAGAACATTTGAGATGTACGAGAGCTTACGCTTACGATCGCGAGCGATATTCTTGTCGCTCTCGATACCCGAATTCCAAAGCTCGTTGTTCATCTCACAGATCGGACACTTCAGACCGATCGCAGTAGGACAATTCTCAATATACCAGCCACCCTTACCCTTGAATGCATGGGTGTAGGTCTTGGCCCACGGAATGTCCTCGTTCTCGACAGCAGGGAGGAAACGGATGATCGCAAAGCCGCTGCCGCTCTTGTCGATCTCCGGTCGCCAGAAACGATCATCCTTGTAATCCTTCTTGGTTCCAAGATCCTCTTCGAGCTTCTTGGCAAGGGTGTCGATGCTGGACTTACTACGCTTCTTAAAATCGCTAAATGACATAATGGTTCCTTTCCCCGGGAACTACCCGGGCCTTTGTTGATGTATTATACCATGCTTGAAAAAGAAAGCAAGTCAGAAAGGCAACTTAGTCTTAGTTTTCGGAAGAAAATTAAGGCTCTGTCCTTCGACTTTTATCTTTTCAAGTATTGGTTTCGAAAGATGTTTTACGACGGCTTCTGGCTCGACATTGTATTCTTCACACAAGGTCAAAACGGCATCCATATAGGAAACTTGCCATTTTTCGACATAAAGCTCGACGCTACGAGAAAACTTGTTTTTTAGGTCTATAATCATACCCACATTATACCACAGAACATCAAGGATATATAGGTATGATTCCTATTTTTTTCGGAGAAACTAATGGCGACTGACAACGACAATAATTTGCTGGTAGCAGTGGATGGAGATCAAGCGGTTATCGGAACAGATATTTACTCGTCCGCAGGTCTTACCGCCCACGCTCAAGTTATGAAAGTAGCTTGGGGTAATGATGCTACCGTAACCAGAGCCACTACCACCACTCCTCTTCCTGTTCAAGTGTTTGGCTTGACTGGAACTCTTGCCACTGTTACAGTAACGGGTGCTGTTCGTGGTCTCGGTGTGTTCACTGTCGGAAACACCGCAGGATCGCCCGTTCATGTCACTGGTGGAGTAAATGCTTTTGTGTATGGTGTCGCCGGTGCAACTCCTGTGACCGTCACTGGATCTGTAAATATAAATGCTCCTGTTGGAATAACAGGAACTGTGAATGTCACCGGTGGTCGTTATCTGAACTCTACCACCGACAGCATTCTGGTCGGAGGAACAGTAGCAAGAAATTGGAATCTCACCAACGCTACCGATAATATCAAGGTCTATGCTCCAGATGGTGGAGCGACTTTCTCAGTGAAGATCGTAGGTGCTGGTGGAACTGTTATCGGTTCTTCCGGTGATGCACTGAATGTGAATATGGTGAACGCTGGAATCAGTGCCAACATAACAATTGGTTCTACAATAAATGTTCAGAATGCCGCTGGTACAGTGATGAGAATAGAGGGAACTGCTGGTGGAACTCCTGTTCCCGTAAGCGGAACAATTTCTCTCGCCAGTTCCGCGATTGAAGTTATCAATAGCGTTCTTCCTGTTGACATACAACCAACACAATTAAATCTGGCTGGAAATCCACAATTCCCAACAGCAGCCAAAAATATCGAAAAACTGTTAATGTATTATGAGGGTGGTTATGCTTATAGCATCCCGTGGTATCTAAGAGAGCTAAGATATGATTTAAGTTGGAATGGTCCGACCGGTTCGGTTGCGAAGAGATTGAATGAACTTGTCACCGATGGTTCGAGCAACAGACAAGCTGCATTCCAAGGCGTAAGAACATTCAATCATGTCAACACCAGAGTAAGAACATTCAGAACAACATTGAATTCTAACACAGCTACACAACTCTCAAATATCGTACTCAATAACATAAAACATGGAACTACCATAAAAAACATTTCATCAACCTATACCGTTATACTCGGAAACGGTGTACAAATTGGTGCCTCTCCTATTTGGACTGCTCCGACATCTAATGATGATTTTGGTATTCATCTTTCTCCGGGAGAGTCGATTTTTATTCCCGCTTCAATTTTTAACTCATCTCTAGTTGCTGATGGTTTGCCTCCTTTATATGGTAAAGTTGCTTCACCGACTCCAGATATTAGTTCACAAGTTGCTATAATGGCAGTCTAATGTCACAAACTAGTCTTTATAACAAAGCAAATATAAATCTGGTCACTACAGAAGTGACCACTCGGATCGGTATTTTCTTAGGACTCGATTTCACTACCACCAAAACTCTAGAACTAAATTCAAACAAATATCTTTCTACAATACCCTCGTTTTCGTTCTCTTCTGATTTTACTAGAGTCATAATTGATTATAGCAATTCTCAAAACAACACTGATATCTCATTGCTAAATGGATTGTTCGCTGGTCTTACAGCAGGAATCACATTCACAGTTAGCAGTGCAAAATATTCAATAGATGGCCTTGGGTCAGAAGCAGATCTCGCTGGGACATATGAATTCAAGAGTTTTGTTTCAAATGTAATTGTTGCTGTTCCTGTGAACATGACAAATTTCAATCAGAGATTATTGAGATATGAATCTGACTATTTTGTCAATCCACCACAGTTTGGGCTCTCTCTTGCCCCATCGGGACAATTCACTGAATATGTAATCGTCAATGCTCTGGGCACAGATAAAACGGCTTCATTTGCCAAGTTCGGAATCTATGCTGGTGATAAAGTTAAAATCACAGGAACCCAATTTAATAACTCCACATTCACAGTTAAAAGCGTAACCATAAACAAAGACGGCAGCGAAACGCTGGTCGTTAAAGAAGGACTCACCCAAGAAAGCGGATTTGGAAACAGAGTTGGAATAGAATTAATTCAAGAGAAAAAAGGAAGTGCGATCATAACTGCTGCTACTGGTCCTACGACCGTGGGGGGCTGTGGGGTCTATGTGAACGGCGTTAGAGTGGCTTGCTACGACAACCAGACCTCGGACCAGTGTGTTGCAAGAACCAGTGTAACGGGCGGCTCGCCCTTCTATTGGGTCCCGAATGCAACTTGCTCTCAACTTCCATCTACAATAGTCACAACCACAGTTCAGACATTTAATGGAAATGTTGTCACAACCAACGCTTTGGCATCTCTATCGTCTCTGGGTTACTTTAGTTCAAGTAACGCAATAAGCACATAAAAGGCGAGACTCCCCGGAAAGAGGAGTCTCGCACCCTGACGGTCCTAAGCGGCACAATTATTTATAAAACCAGTGCCTTCAAGATTAAATTCTAGCGTAAAGTGCATCACCCCATTTGTGCTCTGTAATTACATGCCAAACTCGGATAAATCCTCGTTCTTTCAGCCATTCGTCCATTTCATCGAGCAACGGATTTCCTTCATATAATTCAGCGATGTTTACTTCACTGTAAACCATGTCAACGAATTTTAATGTATTCTCTGCTCCTTTTAACACATTCAATTCATATCCCTGAACATCCATATTCAAGAAATTACAATCTTGAATATTAAATGAATCCAATGTTTTTACTGGAACCTCCATAGTTCCTGTAAACACAACCCAAGGATGCTCTGTCAAGTGGGTTTTGGGTTTAAGAAGAGACGAGGATTGCTTATTATTAGCAATGTGCATTTTGGCAATACCTTCTTTATCGCCAAGAGCAACATTATATTTTTTTACATCATTTGGAATAGAATCAAAGCATTCCTTTTGAGGTTCGAAAATATGAATGTTTGATGTAAATTTTCGATACGAAGGTATTTCTTCTCCGACATGCCCACCAACATGAATTACTCCCTTAATTGGAAATTTCAGGTGTTCAAAAAATCCTTCATATGATGGAATAAAGTTTTCTGGAAAATGCATCTTATCTCTCTTTTTAAAATATTATTTAACTCCTTCAGTTGGACTTGAACCAACGACTTGCGAGTTAACAGCTCGCCGCTCTACCAACTGAGCTATGAAGGAAAAATACTCTCATGAGGACCCCGAACCTCCATGTTGTTCGTTTTTCTTTTCGAAATCAACTTTATCTATCGTATAATAGTATGAACTGTCGTGTGAATTTATAATCCAACGATCACTCTGATCTTCACAAATCCACGCCTTATCATCAACCAAATAATCTGGTTTTTCAGGAAATGGCTTTGTAACAAATGACATACACTTCCATTTAATTCTATTATTCGGTTGTAGTGTAAAATTCCCGTTATCCAACTTGAACATGTGCAAGCATTTATATTGCGAAGGTTCGTCCGAATAAGAATTTCTAAACCAGTCGAAAGTCATCATGTACTTTCCCCAGTGTTCAGAACCATCTTTCAATACGATTTTGGACCTAGTATCTGTCAATGCGTCAAATTCAGTAACAGTTACTTTTTCATCAAAACAATCCCAAAGCTGCAAATAATCCAAAGGGAAAACTGAAGAATCTGTCTTGTGGCAAAGCATGTGGATAGGGACCCTGCTTCTCACAAGACCATAATCTGTCAATACATGAAATGTCAATGCCCTGCCAGAACAAGATTGAGCACCAAAAACCAAAACTTTATCAAACTCACCTATGTGAGTTTTGTGCTGATACATTTGTTCTTTTCGCAGATAACAATAAAAATGTGGTATGTTTATGTTTAGCATAATATAAAATACTCCCACGGGGACTCGAACCCCGAGTCACCGCCTTGAAAGGGCGGGGATTTAGCCGGTTAATCTATGGGAGCGTTGCCGGGTTTCCCCGGCGTTTAATTATTCGCGATCAGCCTTCTTCTCTTGAAGCTCTGAAATCTGACGATGCATCATATCATCAAGATCATCTACGCGACGATTGTTCCAATCGTTGCGACGATCCGTTTCTGCTTCGTTAATCTTCAGATATGCAACGACAAGAGCAGACACAACGCTTGCAAAAGCAAACTTGTGATATTCCTCACCAGCAAGAACAAGAAAACCCGCAGCAATTGCAAATGCATACGATGTAGTTCTGTAACCAAGTCCAAACATAGTGTACCTCCATGGTAAAAGTTTAACTTTCATTTCAACTCTAGACATACTATTTAGGAAAGCGGGCGAAGGGATTCGAACCCTCGACATATAGTTTGGAAAACTATTACTCTACCAGCTGAGTTACGCCCGCAAACATAAAATTTTTAAACACGGGCGGCAGGAGTCGAACCTGCATAAATCCAATTACGGTACTATTGCTTAGAAGGCAAAGCCGGTACGCCCGCAACAATCTCATTATACCACAAGATAGGTATGTGTCAACCCCCTACATACTAAGTCCATCATTTCAGGATGAAACATGCGAAATTTTTACAATCAACCGACCAATAAAATATTCGACAAAATGTTTGGAAAAGGGGCTCGCCAGATACAAGCCGACCCCACACTAGATATCACAAAATGCAAATGTTGTCAATGCGATAAACTTGAATGCAAAGGGTGTATACAAGGACATGTTATAACACCGAGTGCTGGGTGTTGCCACTCTAAAAATCAAGGACTTATCTTTGAATATGAAAGACCAGCATTTGCTGGAAATGGCATGGAGTGCTGCCCTAATACACAAGCCCCATGCTGTCCAGATAATCCCCCACCCGGTTGTATTGATTGGGATGTTCCAGAAGATCCAGATAATCCTCTTGGTGTTATTTGTGCTAGACCGCCGGGATGCGATCCAGACGATCCTAACTCTCTTCCACTGTGCAGTGAAGTTCCCCTTGGTGTGAAAAGATGTTGCAATATAGGAAAACAAGCCCACCCGAATGTCAAAATCTATTACAATTATGTCGGGCAATATTTTAAATTTGATTATGAGGCAGCGGGAAAATTGGCTAAAAAATGGCCGAACAACGGCAGACCAAGATTATGTTCTTTCTGTGATCCTACAAGCATCAACAAAACTTCTGCCGGTGATAATTATGGTAATTATATTGGACAAAGATGTTTAGATAATACTCCTCCACTTGCAAATATAGATGACACCGATCCCGCTCCGGGACAGCCATATGAGGCGATGGATTTCCCATGCATGATCGATCAGGGATCTGATAATATTGCATGGGCGGGATGTCAATGCGTGGGTGGTGGTCCGGAAGATCCGCTTAGAGATACTAAGACCGGAACCAACACTTCATATGAAAGCAAGAGACTATCCAGATATAGAAAACGACAGATGGAAAAGAATCCATACTACAGATGGCTTCTTGACATCATGTGTTATGATGAAGGCAGAAGAGTTGCCAGTCCGTATTACACATATGAAAACACCCCAGATGAGGGTCCAAAAGAAATTGCCAATTTTGACAATGGTACTTTATATGACCATCTTCTCTGTGTGGTCCACTGCGAACATTGGTATGAAATAGCTCGCTGTCCAGAAAATCCACAACACGATGATGAAAATGGTGTGTTGGGTGGCTGGATCACTGATAATGCGGGGAATGTAATCGGTGCCAATACATCTTTGGTTGGTCCTAGATTCTGGATATATGCTTGCTCCGGTGTACCTTTGTTTGATTTTGATTTGAAAGATGCTATTAAGAACAATTACTTAACGGAAACAGATTATCAAAATCTAATTGAATCTCTGGCAAATAGAGAAACACCAAAGCAAGAAATTCTCCTGAAATTATCCGAGGGTGGATATTTCGATGTCGGTGATTGGAGACAAGAAGCACTGAATGAGATTGGGATCTTACAGGGACTGAGTTATACTCAACAATTCTATGGTAAGATAACTGGAATCACTGAGGGTTATGGTTCATGCTGTATTCCTTCATTCTGGGATGCATCAATCGGTCCATGTGGCGATACTCTAAGTTCTTACTGTTTTGAAACAACAGGATTGACTTGTGGTCTCTGTGGTGGAGATTTTATTCAAGGCGAACAATGCACCACTGCAACCTGTGTGAGTTGTTCAGGATTTAAACCGCATCTTCTATCGAATCCTATTGAAAAATATCTTGGACCTGTAAGAAAGAAACTTTGGATACCAGAAGAAGATGGTGGAATAAATGTCATGGTCAATGGTACAAGAGTCACAGGTCCTGCATGGTTGAACCCCAAAAAAGCAAGACTGAATACTATTTCTTTCACTCCATCTATAGTCAGATCTGAAAGAGATTTTACCAATAACCCAGACAAAACACTGGTGAATTTACAACTCCCTGCTGATTTGATAAAAGATCCTTGGGGAGGAAGTTATCCTGCTGAACCACTTGCTGGTCAAACACCCACAGACGAATGGCTTCAGTTCAAGACATGGAGAGAGTCCCAATGGCTTTACATGCATGCAAGACCCGGAGGATGGGACTATGTGTGTGGCGGGTTCGTGAGACCCCCACAGCCCGGGGAAGAGGCTCCTGAACTCGAATACAGGATTCCTGATCTTCCCAGAAGATACAGTAATATTGGAAATGCTCCGGGTGGGTGTCTTGCTGGTGTTTTCGGTTATCCACAAAAATCTTTTGAATTTGATGGTGCTGGATGTCCGGACATAAGTTGCGGTTATATTGATCCTGAATCTGGAGAATTAGTTCAGTTTCCTGTTGTTGGGTGTGACACTGATGTTGGATCTTGTCTTGCCATAGAGTGTGCTGATGGATCTTGGTGCAGCACACACCCAGAACAAGGAGGCGGTCCAGCTAATTGCAGAGGAATAGCATTCAATGCAAATTGCAGTGGAATACGCTTCATATATTATAGACATAAAATAGTGCAAGCATCTGGTGCATACCCAGAGGAATACAGCACTTGTAATGGTGTAGTAAATTCTTATCTTTATACTGTAAACAAGACTACAGGAAATTATGATGAATTCTGTCCACACACATGCAGAAATCTATCGATACCAATTGCCATAGAAAATGCAATACCTGCTGTGTATTCAAATAGGCTTTCTCATTTTGGTGTATGTGAAGCATTGTTGGCACAAAATAATCTAGGAATTCCATATCCTGGAAAACAATGTGAAGGGCTATTTTGTTTCTCAAATAGAATAGTTGATTATGGTAATGAAGGAGCACCGATCAATAGTCCTTGGTACGGTCGTCTATTCTCAGGAACAGATTATTGTTGTGGGGGAAGAAGAAACGGGGCAAGTGCCGATAAAGAACCGCCGACAGACCCAAGCCATAATGCCGCATCTTGTCCGAAATATCCCGGACCCGGATATCCTCCGCTATATGACGGTAAGTTCGTAGGAACACAAGTAGACTTCAACCCGAAAGTCTGCTGCTGGAAATGTTCTGGAGAAGGAATCGCAGAAGAATGTCTTGGAATAAAAGATTATTTTGAATGTCTGCAATTAGTCAATGACGGACAAGCTTCGAGTGGAATAGGATTCCTTTATATTCCAGACAATCTTTCAAATCCTAACGCATGTTGTAACTTGCCTCAAACATGCGCTTGCAGTAAACCAGAAAACTTCGGAATAAATTGTCCCCAAGACGGGGAATCATCAGGAACAGCCCCATGACATATCTTTCAAATTATATGCCAGAAGAAATATTTTCTCATCTCATCCATGGAAAAGTCATGGAAGAGGAAATAGAAAAAAAAGATCAACCTCAATTCAGAGATGGATCTACCATGAACATAAAACAGAGCCCATGTCCGTGTATGAACAACAAGCATTCTTCTTGATATAAAAAAACGGCATGGGATTTCTCCCATGCCGTTCTGATCAAAGATCAATTATCACTGAGTGGCATTGCTGAGAACATCAGCGATGAAGCGAACACCTGCCGCAAAGAACGGAAGAGTCGCGATCAGGAAGTACCAGTGACGGGGATTGCGCCAGCAGAAAACGCAAGAAGCAGCCCCAGCAGTGCAAGTCTTATTAGATTCGTTCATTTCATTTCTCCTTTAGAAGTTGATAGTGATGCCGCCAGAGACAACACAATTGTTCTCGGGGCGGAATGATTGGAGGTCTTGCCACACTGGAAGATCAACTCCAAAGTCAACGGTGGTTGCAGTAGTTGGCTTCCAGACGAGGCTGGGTCCAACGAAGAGCTGCTGCTCACCTGGATCCACGGTGTAGTTCTGCTTGACAGTGACAGCACCGACGAGTGCGTTACCCCAAACAGGAGCCGAGAGATCCGTACGCATGAAGATGATGTCTGCATCAGTCTGACCACCGAGGTACGGATTGAATGCAGGACCACCGACAAACTTGTACTCGAAGGTTTGAGTGAAGTCAAACTCTGACTTCGCAACCTCATCGAGACCGAAAACAAACCCGACAAACGGGTTCACATTCGCAGAACCGAGTTCACCACCGGCGGTGGGAATTTCAGCACCAGCATTCACATCAAGCCAAGCGGCACCAAATTCGGTAGCCTCTTGAACGACGCGAACAGAAGCACCGAGACGAAGATCACCAAGACTGGTAGTGTTGGTAAGATTATCGTCTCCGTACACGGGGAGTTCGGCAAAAACAACGAGCCCCTCTGCCAAGCCATGAACTTCAAGTTCAGGCACGACAGCGAGGATCGACCCGCCGTTTCCCTTGAAGTTGTACAGTGATGCCTGCGCACCAAAGTCCAACTTCAGACTACCCAGCCCACCCTCCGCTGCCGGTGCGGGATTAGCCGCCAAAGCAGACGAAGCAACAAGACCAGATAGTACAGTTGCAAACTTCTTCATAAAATCTCCATTTCTCCCCACACCATGTGGGGTAAGTTATCTATAGTGTATCACGAACGCTTCTTGGAGTCAAGACCACTCTTCCGCTTTTTGCTGGGTTTCTTTTTACCAAAAATTTTATCCCAGTTCTCGGACCACTTCTTATAATCTATTGGGCGATATTTGTCGCCCTTTCCTGCTGAATGTTGACCACCCATCAGGAAACCCTCACTGTCTTTGTGCAGTAATCGTACATGGCAATTGAACTTGCACATGCGACATTCAAACTACGAACAGATCCGTATTGTTTAATATAAAGAGTGACATCACAGATGTCAAGAATCTCAATAGGAACACCCACCTGTTCCTGACCCATGACCATGACTACATGCTTATCGGTAGGCCAATCGAATTCATCGATAGGCTTCGAGTCGGGAACATTATCGATTCCGACCACGAATTTATCTGACAAGTACGCTCGCACATCGTCATACGAAGGTAGGTGTCGGAATCGAGTGTAATGATGGGTTCCAACCGTGCCCCTGCGATCAAACTGCTTGGACCCGTATAGTAATACTTCGGAAGCGAGAAAAGCATTTGCGTTCCGAATAACGCTTGCAATGTTAAAATCATTGTAAAGGTTGCAGCATAGTACGCTAAAATTGTGCCTACGAGAATCAAGGTCAGCGAGTATAGCATCGTGGTTCCAATAGTGATAATGATCAATTAGATTTCGAGTTTCTCTTGAATCGTTCATACCACACTCCATCAACAATCACAGGTCCAAACATTTCTTGAACTTTATTCAGGGTATATGTGCTCTTGCGTTTCATATACTTGCAGATGCTTTCCATCTCTTCAAGACATTCAAGTGCATCTGACTTCTTAGAATAAAGCAAAGTGCCAGTGCGAGCAGAGTTGTCCTGATATATCGTATCACTTAGGTAATTCTCGTTTCCTGCGTCGATTGCATAATACTTCTTCATAATAGGACGGATTGGATTCGAACCAACTGCCAAGCGATTATAAGTCGCTCTGGGCATCCAGCACCCCCCCGTCCCAACACTACTATTGTACCACAAGATGTACCGAAGTCAACTAGGGATCTAGGATTCGAACCTAGACACTTTGATCCAGAGTCAAAGGTGCTACCGTTACACCAATCCCTATTCTGGGGCGATTGTCACCTTTATCTTCTTCGTTGAACAATGACCCTTATCATCGATCATGAGATAATTCGACTTCTGTCGATCCTCATCATGACCAAGACGATAATTGATTTGTTCGATATTTACAGACTTGAAGTGCTGCTGCATATCAGTACCAAGAATCATCTTGTTGACAAGAGCCTGTGCCTGTTCAACAGCATGCTCCGTGTTGATTGCGGAGATTGGAATGTCGATGAACAATCGGAACATATCAGTCCCTCAGAAATCGAAGAATCTCATCTTCGTGCAGAACAACGAGAGAACCGTCAGAAAGGCGAACGCGGTAATCCTTCTCACCCGCCTTCGATTCAACGATTCCGCTCTCTCTACTTTCGACAATAATCACTCTTGCGCCTTCTTCAATCATGTTTCCTCCAACTTGAAGATACCTTCATCGGTAGTATACCAAATAGTACGGAACAACGCTTCGCACCACGGCATGCACTTATTGCACGGACGCGACATTCTCAATTCACCAAAACGGTTGAATCGAACATTGATCAGATCCAACTTCGGTCGCTTCTTGAGAAGTCCCTTGTCCACGCGAAGAAGAGCATCCAATTCGCTGTGCATCTCATCGTATGGATATCCGATCTGCTTGGCCTTCGGGTGAGTAGAGCCGAAAGAATTCGTGCCTACTCCAACGACTCGCTTCTTGTGAAGGATGATCGAGACATGCTTTTTTTGCCGCTCAATATCCAAGCAGATCGGATACGCCATATCAATATATTTACGAACCTTATCGGAAGTCACGGGGGACTCCTAAAGGTTACTCTGCTCCTGCGATACGGAATTGTGGTGTTGCTGCTGGACCCGGAACAACGAGACCCGAAACCATGCTGGTGTATTGAGTAACCAACTCAACATCAGGGTCAAGATGGAACATGACGAAATTCGAGGGAATCTCGACACCCTTATCGGTTTGGGCATAAGGAAGCCACTTGGCAAAACCAAGCTTTCCTTGACCGACCGGAACGATGATCGCAGGATCCTTCAGGATGAAACCACTCGGCGTGGCTTCGTGCTTCGCGAGGATTTCCTCGCCCGTAGTGAGACGAAAAAGCTTAACAGACATAATTAACCTTTCTGGCTGCATTCACAGCACTTGTTCATAATACGAGACCAAAGACCGCACTTTGGAGGCTTTTCAGCACTCCAACAATTTCCATGAGATTCTGGGAAAGAAACGACAGTTTCTGGATTATCCAGTGCTCTTTCCGCAGCAACCTCGATCTCATCCTCACTGAGGAGGAGATCCAAACATCGACCATCGACTACAACTTTGGAATAAAATAGTTTGCTCATAACTAAACCTCCATAATATGTAGACTAGAAAAGAGCATGCTGGGTTTTACCCCAGCATGTCCACACGGACAAATTAGCGAGCAGAACGGCTAGCACGACGGACACGGCTACGGGTGCCGTCAGCGTTAAAGCTGTAGGTACGACGACCCGGGTGAGTGTCAACCATGCTGTAGGAGGTGTTACCGGAAGCGTTCTTGGAAGAAACGACCTCCCAGTTACCATACTCCTCTACCATCTCACGGATGTTGCTGATCGTCGCACGGAGGTTCTGCACTCCGAAACGAGCGCGAGCCTGCGCAGCGGTGAGGCTCTTACCGCTCGAAAGGAAGTTAATCACTTTACGAGTCTTGGACAGTGTATTGGCCATAACGAAAATCCTTTTGACATCGATAAGTCTAAAAGAGCAATCGGATCCGATGTCGTTCATCCGAATTGCTCACGATAGGTACATTCTACCACATCGGCACGGAAAGTCAACAGGTTGAATCAACATTCGCTCAATATTTGCATTTTCTTCCGGGTGGGCAAGATGCTTTGCTGCCTTTTGGTCCCGACCAAAGTTTCTTGCATGCCCAATATTGGGCAGACAGCTTGCTCTTGCTCTGTCCACACTTATGCCGGGCACGGAATGATTTGCGGGCAGCGGGGCTGTAATTATGACCATACCCTTTTGCTCCGAAATGAACAATCTTTTCCTTACCGCCTTCACATGCCTTGACCATCATCTTCTTGCCCGCACTGGTGGAACGAGTGGGTTTATTGCAAGCCATGTCCTTCTTCGCTTCCATCAATTCCTCGTTCATTCGACCATACTTAGAATTGCGATATTCGAGATAATGCTTGATGGTCCCAATATAATCGCCCACGGTGGTGATCTTGCCCTGAACCCATGGCTCTACATCTTTCATTTTACTCATCATCTTGAGTAATTTGCCAGCATACTCTTGAGTCTTCATGAGTTCAGACATTGCCATGTCGATGGCCTCTTTGCGATTATTTTTCATATTCGTTGCCTCTTTGAGTGATTTATAGCCACCGCCCTTGGCTTTATATGTTTTCACCAACCAAGCATTTGCATAAGCACTGGGATAAACTTTAAACTTTTTCTTGGCTAGTGCCTTCACCCTAGCGTAAAGTTTCTTGTTGGTCGGAACATTCTTTTCAAGCAACACTTCTTCTTTTATATTACGGTGAGATGTCATGATGGGTTTCTTGCCTTTTCTTTTTTTTGTAGCCTCTGCCGTTCGTTTTTGTCGCACAGCCGCTTTCTTCTCTCCTTGGGACATCTCTCCGGTCGTTTCCGGGGTCTCTGAGCTCACTCGGACGGAAGGACGGCATTTGGGGTAGCCCTTCTTGGAAGACTTCTTACGCCCACAGGGTGGGTGTTTCCCAGATTTTGTTTTCCGGGAAATGTCCACCCATTTTTCCTTAAACCAGCGTTTTAGATCTTCAGAGATTGCATCCATGGCTTTATTATTTAGGGGATAAATAATATTGCTGAGGCACTCTGCCCTTTTGGGCTACAAGCCGGAGGTGATCTATCCGCCTTGGCGGTGGGGAGGTCCTAAAAAGACCTCCCCACTTTATTTTCAGACAGTTAATCCTCTATATTTTACAGTTCCCGGATAATGTTGAGCAAAGTTAACATTAGATTTCATAAAACTAGCATTTCCCCAAGTAGCACCTAGCCAAGTATTGAATACGGTAGTCGTTCCAGTATACCAAGGGAACAAACCAAAAACATTAAAGGGGCTAGTATAAACATATTGTCGTATATAATCTGGAATTGGAACTGCGTCACTTACCAAAGTAACACCTTTAGTTCTCATCAAATAATCCGCTAACAAATATTGTGGTGCCCATCCATCAAGAGAGTTGCTGAAATATGGTGTTTCTGCAGAAGCATTTGCATCCCACAGTGTGGAATTTGCTTGATTTTGCCACAGTGCTCCACATCCATTCGTAGAAGGATTTGCCACTCTTATAAACCCTGCAATACTGCCCGAAGTATAACCAGAAGAATGAAAACTGCTCGGTCTTGTCAATCCCATATCAGCTTGGATAAATGGATAGAATTTTAGTGTTGATGTTTCGTTCGGAATTCCATCTGCCCAAGTCTGTCCTATTAGTATTTGCCACCCGCCACCATACTTATTGGGTGCAGGCTCGCTATCTGATCTAAAACCATTGGTCCATAAAATTCTATAAAATCTGCTTGCTGTTGCTCCACCCGGACCACTGCTTCCCGGACCACTTTCTACTCTTAACCACATTCCGCTGAAAGAACTATTTGCTCCTGCTTTATTACTATAATTGAAATAGTTTCTTTCGAGTGGATTTGCCGTTGTACCGGTGAATCCCCATCTAATAACTCCAAAATTGCCTTCAAACTCTACTCTTTCGCTGACGATATCTACTATTTGTTTTCTATATTCATTATAGAATGTTATTCCAGTTGCTCCGGTTGTTCCAAAACCAGAAATAACAGTATTTTTATATGCTTTTCCAACATAATCATGGTACAAAACAAGATTAGTTGGATCATTATTAAATTCATACGTTGTCAATGCCTCATGTGCATGGCTTCTTGCTAAAGCTTTTCTTAATCCTTTAAAATTATTTTCTGGCCCGGTATCACCAGTGACAAATTTTCTCCAATCTCCTCTGGTTACACAAGTTCCTTCCGGAGATGTTGTTAAAATGGGCTCATATACAGCAGAAATCCATTTCTCCATTCTGGCTGTATCAGACAACATTGTCATTTCTGGATCATACATTGCCGTGACACCCAAATAGTAACCAGCCA